CATTTAAAAATTTGTTTTCCCCGATAGTTTTTATCAGGGTTTTCGCGTAGGCCTACTTGAACCCTCTATCTTCTAACGTGAGGAAATTATGCATAAACAATGTGGGATTTTGCATGTTGGTTAACAGTTGATTTAAGTTGTCATATATCTCATTACTTGACATTCCGTACTTGTCCATCAATGCCATGACCAGCGATTGCTCTTCATACCAATTTGACAGATTTATCGGCCATTGCCTATCTTGCACGACTTTGGTCATTGCCGGAAGTGCTCCAATCATCATGGCGTAACTCATGGAACGCATCTCTAGGTTTTCACCAGCCACCTCATGTACTCCATTTGGGATTTCAAATCTGCGTTTGAGTCGTACCCAGTCAGGTCCGAACTCACAGGTCCCATCGATTCTCTTGTAGGCTACTAGGCTACAAAACGTACCATGATGCAGACTCAAATTCGATTTGGATTGCATGTTGTAAAACATCTCTATGTTGCGTCGCAGATCTTTAAACCCTTGGAATTGGGTCCCTAGCATAAGGTTGTCATCTCCCAAAATTAAACAAAGTTTGATTGTGGATTTGTTCATTTGAACAAATCTACTGTGACATAGAAGATTTACGATGGCGTTTCCTAGAGCAGTAGTGGCTTGACCTGTCGTTCGCATGGCGTCTCTGGATCCAGTCAACAACTTGCCCTTCAATCTCCAATTTTTGTGGACTTCACGCCAGGCACTCACTACGTTATAATCCACTCCCAGCTGCAAATAAACGAACATCTCCATATCCAACATCTGATTGTCGGTTTGTCTATCTTGCTTTGTCAAGTCATCTTCCACAAATTTGATGTTTTCTCCTTGTAGCAGTCGGAGCCTGTTTGAAAGCTCATCTGGTCTGTATCCATCTGTATAAATAATCTCGGGTCTTAACAGTTGTTTTAGTCTTTTCTTGGCTTCAATGAATATCGGGCTGTAAATGGCTGCAATCGCTTTGGCTTGCCACACGATAATTCTAACTTGTTGTTCTTTCGTCATCATAGTGGGGTTTTCCTTGAGGAGAGACTCTAACTTGCCGTGCACTTTAACCACATTCAATGGGTGTAGTGAGAATCCTTCGTCCAACATGTCACGTAACTCTTTGGCAATTTTTGTTGCGTCCGGTCTATTCGCTATCCAGTCATTGGTGGCCTTATCGTTGTAAGTCAGAGGGCTATTTTTGAACATCCTTACTATCGTGTCACAATTCCTTACAAAGTAAGCATCTTTCAACAGTTTCCATTCTGATTCATTGTCAAGGTCTCGCTTACGTAATTCAACCACGCTCCCCAACCTGCCTGTGACCGCGTTAAATTCTTGATTGGTTGTTTTGGTTAGCTGAACTCTAGAGTAAATTGGGTACTTGACCATTGTGGTTTTGATGCATCCGCAATGTGGATCCATGTTCTCGGCTTGTCAAGTGCATTGGTGTTTTGGGGGCATACTTGGTGTTCCAATCACTCAAATCAGTGTCATCCCACAAGTCGTAAATCTCGACGGGTATATCCTCACTAGATGCCATGTCTTGCATTGCCGAATTGGGTAATTGCTGGTTAACGCGAGGCATGAATACCATTGGATGATCCACAAAATCGTTCCCGGGTTCACCTGGCACCACAATTTCATTCAATTGCAGTGTTTGCAAACTGGTGAGCTCTTGTATTTGCATGGTTGGTTTGATTGGGGTGGTGTTTTCAGTATTCCACAACTTTCCTGCGGCCAATGGATTGCGATTTATGGTGTCAAACTATAAAGGATTCTTGTCCTCACTAATGACAGTGTCAGCGACTGCCTGCTCTTCGCCTGCACCTCTTGGGTTAATGGCTATCTCAAACTTAGTTGGCCCAAATCGTGATAAGCACGTTTTCGAGTTGACCCAGGTCATGTCTTTGTGGACTAAGTCATATGCCTCTGGATTTGCTAAATCTTCCTCCGTGGCTTCCGAGACGTATAAATTCTTCTCAGTGGTCTTGGCCTCAATAAATCTTTCGAAATCAAACTCAGTAAATTCCTCTGGCCACTCCTCATCGTTGGAGTACATTCTCCATATTGATTTGGGTTTGGCCCACTTATCAACCTCAATAAACCTGCTTTTTAGGGCTTTGGCCAGGTTGAGGACACTATCTTTTGTTAGTTGGACCATCACTGGCTTGATGTAACAAGCTCCCTGGTTGTCAGCAACAATTGCTTGTGGGCTAGAGGCGAACAGAGACGTTAACTTTCTAGCTGTGCTCTCCTCCAAGTCCAACATGCCTACTAACTCCCCGTTCCGTAAACCTAATCTCGGGTTCTCGTCGAAGGTGGCATCTATCTCGTCCAGCGTCACTTGCACATTCTTGCTTACCAAGACGACTTCGGTAGCCTGCTTCAAAACGGCTCGTTCATCGTACTTGTGATGTGATCTATTGTCGTA